ATCGTTGCGGGTTTTATCATTGGATTTCTCCTTCTTGTCCAACTCCGGTCGGTATAGGGCCGATCGCTGCACGTTGTTTGCTACGTTGAGCCCCTGGGAGATTCCGGAAAGCGTGATAATGGCTGCGACTATAGCCTTGGAAATTGCCTGGGCTCCATCTCTGTCGATTGCTATGGTTACGAAATAAACCGCCAGGACGCTGACCAGGCTGGACCAATAGGTCGCGGCCTTGGTTAGCGGGTTGAATTTCACTCTCTTGCCTCCTGGAAATGGGCGGGGTCCTGCTCATCGCCCGGCCATGTATATCCCGCCTCGATGCCATGCCGGGCGGCAATCTCGGCCATTCTCGCCCAGCCTTCCCATGCCTTCGGAGCCCACCAGATCTTCCCCTTCTTGGTCGGCCAAATATCGAGGGCCTTCCCCTCTATATGCCTGCTCTCCATGGTCCACGTTACGGGCTTGATTGCTTCCCGTGCGTCTATTTCGTAAAGTGCCGCCCGTTTATAGAGGGCCTGGACAAATTTCACGGCCTGCTTTCGGTACTTGGCCGGCGCATAGCTAGCCAGGAGCCTGGAAAAATACGCGATCTGCGTATTCTGGCTCCGTAGGGTTTCTAGGACGATGAAACCGTCAGAGCCCATGCATTTAAAATTGCTCGTGTTCGCTTTCAGGTCTGCGATAAATGCCCAGGCTTTGGTTCGGAAAGGCTCGGCGAGATCTTCTATTTTCGTACTCATTCCCGGTGCTCCCCGGCTGCTGACCGCGCCGGCGTTTGGACTGTGGGCGGGGCTATCTTGTCTATCCTATCTTTTATGTCCCGGATCATATCGGTGAGGTTATCGATTTTTTCGTTTATCTTGCCCAGGTCAACGTCGGTGCTATGGGTCTTCCCCTCTAGGGTCTTGATTTCCTTCCCCTGGGCAATGACTTTTTCCTCTAAGGCTTTGATCTGCGCGTTGCGCTCTCCCTCTTTCACGGCGAGTTGCCTCCTCTGATGTAGCGTTGCCCAGATAGCGCCTATCGCAGTTGCTATCGCTAAAATCTGCCCCACTGTGGCAAGATTTATGGTTATGTTCATTCCCCGGTTTCCCTTGTTAAGGTTTCCTTTATCTTCTTTGCTAAAAAAACGAGCCCGTTTACAATTTGTTTAAAAATCCAAGTAGCAGCCCTGCCTAGCATTACTCCTCCTATGACCATATATGACCCCCGTCCACGGACCCGTAGACGCCAGGACAGCGGAGTATTCCTGATTGGCCATCCGACTCAGATTCATTCCTGAAAGAGTATCTTCCCGGGTTTAATGGTGTCGCCTTTCCGGGTCGAAGAATTTCGATATAACTGCCGTTATAATACAGATCTAGGACAATATTGGTGCTTTGCATGTATACGGTGATTGATTTGTAAACGGTAAATAACCCAGACCGCTGACCGCTATCAAGACTCCCTGATGATTTCGAAGCGACAGGGGTTGAGTCGTCGTCAATTTTTGCAAGGTCGAATCCATAATTTGTGGTCAACTCGTTCCCGAGGAATGTTTCTAGGCGGTTTGTTTTTAATAGCGGGGCGTCAATGTAGTCGCCTGCTGTTATGGCTCCGCTGGCTGATAGCCCGTCGATCTCAACGATTGCGCTGGTCCCTGAATTAGCATCCGTCCCGGTTTTATATATTTTCAGCTTATTCGGGTATTCAAACATTATGCTTAGGCCGCTGTATGGGTCCCGTATTACTGGGTACCCTGCTACCGAAATGTATTGTTGCAGCCGCTCGCGCCAGGCCCCCCCGACTGCTTGCAGAAATCTCAATACCTGAATTTCACTCCCAAATAGGCTATATCCTCGGGCGATCTGGATTTTTTGCCCTGTCGGGGCTCCTGTGAGGTCGTGGGTCCCTACGTTTATTCCGTCGCTATCGTCGGCGCCGTCGCCGTCATTGCTGACGCTGACTCTTTTATCTGTGCTCCTAATGAAAAGCCCGGTTATGCTTCCAGTTGCGGTTATGTCCTGGGCGAAAATAAACCGCGCCAAAAGGATTTCGAAGGCTACGCTATCCGGCGCATAGTTCGCACTTGTCCCGTAGGCGTCGCTTATGGTATTTCCGGCGCTGTCCGTCCTGACCGTGGCTGTTACGGCCGATAGAATATAAAGGAAGCAGCGGCCTACCTGGTCCGGCGTCGGGGCTAGGACCTTCTCCCATTCTTCGCCCGAAAATTTATAAATTCCCTGCTCTGCGGTTTCGGTCGAATATAGGACGGCGAGGTCTGCTTCATTCGCTCCCGGGATACTCTCCCGGTAGGAATATGGATATAGCCCAAGACAACGCGGCAGGCTGCCCATAATTTCTTGGCTGATCTGCTGCCCCATTCCAGCATAAATCGCTTCTTCTAGGGCCGTTTTCGCGGTGTAGTATGCCGACCAGGCGCTGTCGTATTCCGTCCCGGTGATCTCCTCCGTAATGGTCATTGCCTCATCTGCCAGCCATGCCGGCGTTGCTATCCCGTCCCAGACTGCTCCGGCGTTTAGGTATACTCCGAGGGCGTGGAATGCGTCGTCATAGGCGGTTTTTTCTGTCGTTATTCCCAGTGCTGTGGCTTGGGCGTCTAGCGCGATAAGGGTGTTTTTAGCTGTCGTAAAATCCCGGCGGGCTATAGCTTTTTTGGCCGGGGTCAGTCTGTCAGGGCTGTTTTCATCGTCCAGGCGGCTTTGGCTTGTTCCGGCCGATGCTGCCAGGGTCTTTAGGCTATAGCCATAGCGGGCGAAATAGTTTCTGTTTTTTAGGGTTACACGTACAGAAACTGCATTATGTCCCATGCTCGTAATCGATCTTTCTACGACAACAAAATAACCCGACGATCCAACAGGCCAAATGTCATCCGAATAGATTCCCCATTCTGTATACAGGGCGCTTTTTATAAGATCATGGCAAACGCAACTAAGGGTTATTTCTTCTTCCGCGTGTTTCTCTGCGGTGGCTATGGCATCAAGACTTGCAGCAGTTGGGTTCCTAATCGATGAATCAGATTTTAAATTTTCGATCTTTCCGCTAGTACCGGAAAGTGCCGCGATAGCGGCTAGCGCTGTAAAGTTGGTATATGTCCCGGTGATTCCCGCCGAGGCTCCCCTGACGATCTGAACCGTCCTAAGATCACCGTAAGACCTGGTTTTCGTTATTTCCGTAACATGGGTTGGAGCATCAACGGTAGTGAATTCATCCCGTATCAGAAAGTAAAATTTCTTGTCCGGGCTTATGTAATAACTAGCACTTCCGACTTTTTCGGCGAGTTCGTCAAGAATCTCCGATACCTTCGAATACGTCTTTCGATAGGCACTGATTTGTTCAGTGATCGCGGAAATTCCGCCAAGGGCAATCCCCTCTTCGGCTATGTAGTCGGTAAAAATATCGGTGATGATCTGATCGATTCGCTGGTTATACCAATTTCGCTTTACCAGGCGGAAATTGAAAATGACTTCAATCGATTGGATATCGATGGTATAGCGGCGGGGTTCGTATCCGGTGGATGTTGGGGGATCCTGAACGGTAGAGATAATGCCGTAAAAAACCGGGGTTTCGTCAATCAATATCTGGGCGGCCTGAAGAGGTTGCGGAATAGGATTGGTTTCCTTCAAGATCGATACCGTAGAAAGAGAAACAGCACCGGCCTGTTGTCTGATTATAAAATCATCGGCAGCCCTGTATGTGGTCCCGGATATCTTAACTTCAATTGCCATAGGCGGCCCCTTGGAATTCGTCGGAGAATTGCCAGGCTACGCGGCCAATTTCCCGACCGTCTACCTTAAGCTCTCCGGTGGCGGTGATGTTTAATTGAACGGGCGCGGGGCTTATGGCTCCCTGCCCAACGTTTCCAGCTACAGAAACCGGGCCGATGAAAATGCCGTTTGTCCTCGCCTGTTCGGCTATCCCCGGTTCGAGGATCATTTCCTTATTGTGGATCCGGGCTAACTGGTCCCCTCTTACATTCAGGGTCCCAACGTCGTAGGAGCCGAAAGTCGTGTTGATGACTCCCGTAGCTACTTCAGCCGCGATGGCGGCCTGCTCATAGAGTCCGGCTAAGCGGTCCTTTAGGGCCTGCAGCTTGTCGGATGAAAAACCTCCGGCAATCCCGGCGGCTATTTCTTTTCCAATGGCCGCAGCCTCGGCGACGAAGGCGTCTGTGAACACGGCGGCCTTGATCACGCTCTCCGTGATATATTCCTGCATTGAATAAAGGAAATCTTCGCGGGTGAATCCTTGGGTCAAGCCGTCGATGATCTTGCTGGTGATGTTTGCACCCATATTCTTCAGCTCATCGTAGAAGTCAGCAATTTTATCAACGACTTTTCGCAGCACCTCTGCGTATGCATCCCCTGCTTTACTTGCAAGCAGGAAAAGGTTTCGGTTTTCTTTCAGGGCTTCGTTTGCATCTTTTAATTCAGAACTTGTTTTCGCGTCAGTAACAGTGCTGATGGTTATCGTCTGCAAAAGAGAAGCACTGGTATCCATTTTTTGAATTTCGTTTATTTCACCTATTAGCCAACCAAGCGCTGCGTTGATGCCTTTGATGATCCAATTCATCACGCCCACTATGGCGTTATATATCCAGCCAAAGGCCTTAATAATTGCATTTCCAATTGGAACAACAAGCCCGTTGTATAGTTTGACGAATAGATCAGAGATAAAGGTGATAACAGGGGTCAATAGTTGTATGGCAGGGGTAAGTATTTGCCCTATCGTTTCTCCAACAAGGCGCAGAATCCTTACCAGGGGCTCAAGTGTGTCGTTGATTACGGGACCTAGTACATCCATCATCGAGCCGATGATTGTCTGAATTGGATTCAAGATTTCCTGGACTGAACTTAAGGCTGTAACAGTAGACATGATTTCTGAAAGGCTTTTGGAAAGAACTTCGATAAGCGAAGTGAATCCAGCCGCGGCGTTCCCAATCTCAGTACCGCCGGAGACTTCGCCTTTTTCGTCCTTAGTCCCAACTATGCCGACATCCTGCCAAGGGGCAAGGGTTGCCTTCCGGGACATTTCTTCGAGGTATCTTGCGTATGATCCAGCCCAGATGTCAGCTCTTTCCTGCTGTTTGTCAGCCTCGGCAATCTGCATCTCTCTGATTTGATCAGCTATCGACGAAGCAGGCTTTATCCCTTCAGGAACGACTCCAGACTGTCCAAAGGTAGGCTTGCGTTCTTTATATTCAGCCTCCATCGCGTCGAGAGCTTCTTCCCACATTTTTTCTAGGGCATCTTCTACAGTTTTCGCCTTAGCCCAGGCAGCCATTCCTTCCCGATACGCTTTCCCGTACTCCATCGCCCCGGTCTGTGCGGCTTCAAGGGATGCAGGAATAATTACTTCAGAAATAAGTTGATCGGCGAGGTCACCGCCGTAAATTGAAACTCCTTCAGGAGTAATGCCAGACTGCCCTTTGCTACCGGGCTTAACGGCATATTCGGCGATCATAACCTCTAGCTTGGCGAGTTCGATTTGCTCGGCCTGCTCGCTTAACATAGCAATCTGGTCGGCGATAGAAGCCCCGCCTGCGCCTTCGCGCTGGTTTATGCCAGACTGGCCATATTGTGGGGTAGTGAATTCCTTTTGGAGTTCATCTAATTGTGAGGCAAGCTGTTCGATAAAATCATCGCGGGATACATAGTTTTCAATGGCGAGGCCAGACTGGCCCCTAGCCCCTGGTTTTGAAGCAAATTCCGCTTCAAGGGCGGGGAGGGATTCGTATGCTATTCGCTTTATGTCCTCATCGAGCGCGATCTTATCAAAGTAGGCTTTTCGTTCATCTCGATATTTCTGCCCCGACGCCATTGCATCGATCTGATCTTTTATTTGTGACTCTGACAGCTTTGTTGACTGAAGGACGCCTTTTTCAAATTGTTCGTACACCTGACGAGCATACTTGTACCCGGCCGCCGAATAAGGCCCGCTCGTTGGTGGGGCATATTTCTCAAGAACCTTTTCAATATCAACGCTTTTTAATTCAGCAAGCTTTTGTTGGGTTGCAACAATTTCGTCGCCAAGCGTCCGAAGCTCAGAAGTTCCTTCCTTGGTGTAATCCTTCAGGCTTGAAGCCAAAGAATCTCCGAGCGCAATACCCTTCTTAGAATCCTCAACGACAAAATCCGCCAGAAGTTTATTTCTAGCCTCGTACCACTTCTTTTCAATAGCCGCGGTGTCTTCCCCGTTCCGCTCGGCCAAGGCCTTTCTGGCCTTGTATTCGGTATCGAGATCCTTGAGGCGTTCTCCCTGAGAGTCGCCTTTGGGAATATAAGTATCAGTTGCCGTACCACCAGTTTCGATTGTTCCCGCTTTTTCCTGTTTTAATGGCTCGGGCCAAATATTATTGAGGGCATTTTTATAATAGTCCCGGGTGGGCTTTACAATATCGAGCCGCTGTTGTGCGTCATCAACAATCGCCTGTATTTTCGCTATGTCAAAACGAGTATACCCAAGGTATGTTTGTCCATCACGAAGAGTCTTTAATTTATTCAAAATCTGCGTATAGTTTTTTAGTTCTTTTTCTGCTTTCGTTACTTGAGATTCAAGACCGGGTAATTCTTCTCTGGCCTTTCTTTTTATTTCGGCTTTAGAAAGCTCATCCAATTTTTCAGCAAGAGTTCCGTTTGCGGCGGCAAGGTTGAGCGTATCGGTCGTAAGCGTCGGATACCGTTCATGGAGAGTCTTAGCGATCTCTGCCATGCGATCCTGCTCATTCGCCGATGGATTCACCTTATCATAAAGATTTTGGTATTCGTCGGCGAGCGCTTTTACCTCTTGTTGTGCCTCGTCAGATTTTTCAATTTGTTTTTTAAGGGCTTCATTGTGTGCTTCTTGTGCTTCTTTTGCACCAATGATCGCAACAACAAGCGCAGCGAGCGCCGCCCCAGCGAGCGCGTATGGATTCGCTGCTAGAGCGTTATTTACTGCCCACAATGCTTTTGCAAGAGCTGTTACTATCGTATGACCTTGCGATACCAGAACAAATGCCGCGACGCCTGCGGTAGCCGCGCCAAGCCCTGTAGCCAGCTTCATAAGGATTTCAGGTGCATTAGCATTTGCATTGATCGTGTCGAATGTTTTAGAGAGCCCTTCGATGAATCCAGTAAGCTCTCTTCTTGAAGGAGCCAGCGCCTCGGTGGCGAACTTCCCAATACGCTCGCGAAGTTCACTTACCGCGACGCCGAGCCTTTCTTTGATCGCAGAACTTGTATTATTCGCCGCCTCGGCTGCCCCGCCGTAGGTAGTCGCCAGCTCGTCCAGAATGATTTCTTGAGCCTTGGCAATCTGCCCGGTGTTGACTAGGTCTTTGAGGACCTCTTTCTGCTGAGCCGAGAACCTAAAACCCTGACGGGTCAAGGAATCGACACCCGCGATCGGATCGTCCAGCGCCTTACCTACGGCCTGGGCTGACGAAACCAGATTTATGCCCATGACTTTGGACATATTCAAAATCTGCTCGGCAGCTATGTCGAAGTTGTCACCTTTGATATTTTTGAAACCAAGGAGGACGTTCTGCATAGCAAGAACTTCCTCGTCAGCGTACCCGGTCACTTTTTGCAGTTTATCCGCAAGCGCTTGCTGCGCTTCAGCGGTCGTCCATGTTTCGGCGCCAGTGGCTTTGAGCGTCGCCTTATTGATGGCGATCGCCTTTTCCTGGGCCGCCCAGTCGTTCTCGACGGAATTGATGATTTGGCCTATCTGTTGAAACGCCCGCCCGATATCCTTTACGGCCTGAACGGGCCCCTGCATGAGATCGCGCATTTTCTGCGCGGCGTTTCGCAACTTCCCTTTTACTTGCTCAAGGTCTGGCCCGAGTTCGCTGTCATCGATTTGAGTATTAAATCGGATCGTACCGTCGTATCCCTGTATCATTCCGCTATCCCCAAAAGGCTGTCAAAGAGCCCGGTCATCACATCGGGTGCCTCTTCGAGTTGGTAATACTCTTTGAGTCTGGCAAGATTATTCCGCTCCGCCGGTGTCATGTGCTTGGAATATTCTCGCCTGCGTATGTCGATTACTGCGGACAACTTCGTCCCTTCATCCGGGAGTCCTTCGAGCAGCTCGCAAAAGATCCACCAGTGGATCCTGGCCTTTCGCAGGTTGATTCCGTACACCTGAAGGAATGCCGCATATATCCGGCCAGAGTCTTCCAGGAGGTCAAAAGCTTTCACAGGCTTTGCAGCGTCGGCTGACTCGTCTTCCTCTGGTTCCGCTCCGCGGTTAATGAAATACCGCAGGTGCGCGGCCAGGTCTTCCAAATCTTCCCGCAGGATGCTGTCGCCGTAGAACATGGAAAGGCCCAGGATGGTTTTGTCCTGGTCTTCGATGTCCTGGTCCTTGAGTAGGCGCAGATATGCCAGGACCGTTCGGTAATCCGTATCGAGCCGGTAATCCCTCCCGCTGACAGTGATAGTCTCAGGGGGCCGGTCGATGAGTGGGTTAAACCGTCTCCGCATCCTCGGGAGCCTCGACCGGACGAATGGATTCTTTCTTTATCTTGGCGCCGGCGCTTTTAATCTCGTCGGTGATGAAGGCGATAAGGTCAACCATTTCGAGGATGTCGTACCCAGATGCTTCGAACAGCTCGTCGAATTTGCCGGGCATGACGGCTTCGACTACTGCCTGCTCTTTCTCTTTAAAGAAGTCGAAAGCCTTTTCAATGTCGAACAGGGTATCCTTCGGGAGGGCGTTAAAATCCTCGGCGTACTTTTGCACGTCCCGCGAAAGCGAGGACACCTTCTTGATGTAGTCCCAATTCGAAGGGCTGCAGTTAAACTCGTAGACCTTCCCGCAAATATTGACGCTGTGAATGTGTTGTTTTGGTTTGAACGAAAACTCTTTCATGAATCAGTCCTTAGTAGGAATAGGGCGGGGGTTTTATCCTCCGCCCTTGGATCATCAGGCCGATTTAATGTCTGCGGCCTGTAGCTGTACGCTAGAGAATTTGACAACGTGTCGGTAAACGTCTAACTCATACATGCCCAAGTACTGTCCTGCGGTGGCGGGAATGTCCTGGCTCGATTGATAGATCACTGCCTGGAGGGCATACTGACGAGCTTTGACCGTTTTGGGAGAAGCGGTGAGCCTGTAAGCAAGGAGATTTCCTGCTCCAGTAGGGGCCGCAGTGAAGCTTGTAGTCCCGATAACCGAACCAATGGCAACGGTGGACGTCAACGCGGGCGCTGCGACAGGATCGGTCTTCGTAGGTTTCCCGTTAAGGTGGATTTCGAATCCAATAGCTGAGGAGCTATTAGCGTCGCCTCCGGGAAGCTGGATGTTGGCAATGGTGCACTCGCCGGTGATTACGGTCCCATCGGCGCCAGTAGCCCTAAAATTGGTATGCCTTGCGGCACCGAGATCAAGGGCCTTCGAGAAGATAAAATCCTGTGCAGGGTCGCCGGGAATTCTGTCTCCGGAGAAGGTGTGCACCAGCTGAAACCCGGTGACTTCGGTGGTCTGTCCGCCGTTACCATCGAGATACGCTTTTTGGTCAAGCTTCTCGTTGGTAGCGGGACTCGCGGAAACAAGCCCTGCCCCGAGGCGGACCCAGGTGCGGGTCGGTCCCTCTGGGGTGGTGTCTATCTCAAAAAGGTTCTGGAAATTCAAAGGAGCGCTCATACTGTATCCTCCTGGAAATAAACCAGCCTAAAAGAGCTGGTATAGGTTCTCACTCCAGCTTCGTCCTCCCCTACGGGTGACGGCCGTGTGACCGCGTTCAATCTCCCCTCGGCAACGCCGAAAAGGTCTGAAAAAACGTCAAGATTCAATGCACTTACAATCGCGGCGAGTGTTTTCCTGGCCGCTTCGGGATTCTTTGACCGGGCGTAGTATGAAAAATCGAATTGGGCCCAAAAGCTGCCGGTCAGATAACGGCGGGTAATGACCGGGCTAGGGTCATGTCGGCACATCAGCTCGTCATCGATGTCCCCAGGGAAGAAATCCTCATCGATCGACGCTGGGATGATAACGTCAGCATCGTTGAGCGCCGCCCGGGTAAGGGCTTCACGGGTATAGGCGTTGATTCCCTGCATGATGTCAGGCATCGTTAGTCGCCTCCCTTTGTACAAGCAAACGCCAGGCCTCCCGATTCCTGGCCTTCGCTTCCTCGAACCACTTCATGCGAGCATTCGGATTTTTATCCTTGCTCTTGTTTGGTAATCCGTAGTACTGAGCCCTTGCGTAGGGGGTCGCCCATAGGACTCGGCCTTTTCCAATCTCGGAAGCAGTTAAGGCTGAACCCTGAAGCGTCCCCTCGGCCATAGGACAGAAGTAATTCGAATCTTTGACAACTTGGATGTCTAAAGCCGCTTGCGCTCGTCCTAGGGCCGCCCTGCGCAACCTCAGGGCTTTTGTGGTATCGAAATCAACCGATGGGTTAAACAAGACGGGCCTCGCAATGGTGAGCCTCTACCGTGGACCCGAAAAGGATTTGAACGGTCCTTACGATCAAGCCCTCCCCTCGGAAAACGACCCTGTCTTTGATTGACGGGATTATCCCCTGGGGGCTTGTGTTCTTCATGTCGATGAATAGGGTGAATCTGTCCGCCTTCGCATCGCCAAGATTACTCATGGCGTTCTGCTTTACAGCTTCGAATCGTACATGCTCAAGGTCCACGGATTCCCCGTATACAGGGCCGCTTTTCCCGGTCCCGGTATAGCGGTCAAGCCTGGCTGAATGCGGTAGAAGCCTTCTAGGGATAGGGGCGCTCATTCGTCTTCTCCTGTCTGGAGATGAAGCACCTCTACTCCTCTGAACATAAGCCCGGTCTGCTCCAGGTAGGCTTGGGCTCGTGGGCTGAGAGATGCTCTGCTTTTCCGTTGCTGATAGCCAACAGTTCTAGAGAAACTCCCTATCTGCTCATTCCCAGCGCTTTCTGTTTCGTTGTAGGTATCCCCGTTCTGAACATAGAATTCGACCTGGGCGCAGACAGCTTTCTTTACCAGCGTTAACACAGGTTCCGTGAGACTTCCGAAAACGAACGAATGCCCCGCAGCAAGGTCAATGTCATCGGATGCCCGGGCAGCAAGTCTTGGAAAATCGGCGCCTGCATCAACGCCAAAATAAGTGTCGCTGTAATATGCCAGATCGATATACGACATTACTTAGCCGCCTTGGCCTTCTTGGGCGGATCAGCCTCTATAGGGCGGGGCGGCAGAAGTTTCCCGTCTGCATCACACTCGCCATCGAGAATAAACCCCTTAGCCTCGGCTTCCTTCACCCCAGCAGCGTCCTTCCGAATAATCGATACGCTGCCCCTAGTTAACCTGTATGCCATCGATTTACCTCCTTAGGGGTATCCCCCCAGGGCTTAACCGTCCTGGGGTATTGATTAAGCGTGGATATCGCCAGCCGCGAGGGTCGCGACTGCGTACTTAAGAACGTGCCCGGTGGCATCGAGGACATACATATGCAGCCGGTTGGTCGCTACGGCGGTAGCGATATCGGCCCCGGAGGTATATGCGGTCAGGCCCGTCGGGACGTCGTTGTAATTCGGAGCAGCGACATCTCCGTCGGTGAGCTTATATGCGAGGCTGTTTCCGGTCCCGGCGGTCGCGGTAAATTTCGTACCGGCGGCGGCACCAGCGGCGACAGTGGCAGTCAGCGCGGGGGCACTGGTCGGGGTATAGTTCACATACACGCCATCGAACTTATTGTCGAAAATCCAGATATCGTGATACCGGCGATAGAAGAGGCTCCAGCCGTCGTACTTCTGATTCGCGTCCGGATCGATGATCTTCGGTTTCTCACTCTTGGTGATCGCCAGCGGAGCGACCTTCGCCATGATGATCCAGTTGATCTGCATGGCGTTGGTCCCAACGGAGAATCCTGCGGTAGCATCAAAATCATAGATGGTCTTGAGCCGACCGCTCGGCACTTCGATGATGGGGATGATTCCGTCCAGCATCTTCACCTTGGTGTTGATATTGCCATTGGCAAAGTTCTGATCGGATACGAGGACCTGCTTAGAGATCTCCGTGGATTTGGCCAGGATCGCGGCGGCTGGCATGCTCATCATTACGACGAGAGGGACATTGTTCCCGATCGTGTCCTGCATCGTCTTGATCTCGCCCACAAGCTGGCTGTAGATCGTTTCTTTAGCGGGGGTGTATGCACCAGTTTTCAGCTTCTGATTGGAGAGCTGGAATATCCTGGAGTACCGGTAGGAATCGATTTCTGGGATTACCTGTTCGGTCTGGAACTGCTTCAGGACATCGCCGGCCACGACGAGGAAGTTGGTCTCATCGACGTCCATCCTATCGAGGTTGAAGGTCTGTGCGCGGTCCTGAGTGAAGGTGAAGGTTTCCCATGAAAGGGTTACAGCACCGCCGGCGGGATAGCCGGAGGTCCTGCTGTAATTCCCCAGGCCGGTGACCGAGCGCTTCGGGACTTTTACGGTATTGCCGCCCTCGTATTTTACGAGGCCAGCGTTTCCTTCCATCCAGGCAGTGGTAGATTCCTGATTGAACTGCTCGTCGAGCCTGGTCTGGTATAGGACAGCATACTCAAGGGTATTGGCTGCCATTGTTCGATCCTCTGGGCACAAAAAAACCAGAATCGGCGTGTGCCCTTGAAAAAACTTCTCTAACCCATACGGGAAGAGGCTTGGTTTTTCGTGACACGGGCGACCCCGACCCTGGTTTATACGGTCCCAGTCCGACCGACCCTCGTTTTCACTGCCCGAGTACGGCAGGCTCGTGACACGGACCGAGCTGACCGACCCCCAGGATTTGATTCACACCGAAAAGCCCTGGATTACCTCTCGGATATTTTTACTATTAATCCTAAAATAATTACTTGTCAAGACCTAAATTCAGGATTTTTGTCGAAAACCGAAAACTTTATCAAGTTCGGCATCCGCAGCGGCCATGGTGCTGGACATCTGGTTCCTAACCTTGGTGTTTTGGCTCGGGATCATTTGAGTAGTCTGGCCTTTAAATTCCGGATTTTCGGCGATTGCAGCCTTTACTTTCACCTGAACCGTGTCGCCGTCGTAGGTCATCGCAAGCTTGATAAACCGATCAACCTTATCCGCAGGTACTCCCAAGGCAAGGGCTTCAGCTTTTGCCTCTGCTTTATCCGCCCGGGCGAGGGCTTCTTTCTCTCGTTTTTCTGCCGCTTCCCGAGCATCCTTCTCTTTCTGGGTTTCGGATTTTTTGGCTTCTGCCTCGGCTTTTGAGGTAGTAAGGAAATCATCAAATGCCTTTTCGTTATCGAAGCCGTACTTCTTCCAGAGCTTTTCCCCGCCTTCCTTCTTGGCGCCGGCAATTAGAGTATCCAGCTCGGCCTGAGTCATTTCCTTCTTCGCAGGAGGATCTGCTGGAGGATCTGCTGGAGGATTTGCTGGGGGCGTGGAAGGGGGAGCCTTGGGAGGATCGGTAGGGGGATTATTCCCACCGCTACCACCACCGGAGCCATCAGCTTCATACATGAACCGATTCGATATCATTCTCATAGGATCCACTTCATGACCTCCTTAGTCACATATTGCTTCACGGGCGCGTTGCCGGGTTCGTCCCGTCTCTGCGATAAATTCCCTCATAACTGCTTGGCGCTCTCGAACTTTCAACTTCGCCTCAGCGACGGCCTTATGATCTCCGAGCGCTTCAAGCGTTCCAAGCTCTCGCTTCGCTGCTCTGATCGATCGCTCGATGGCGCGTTGCTTCTGGCTCTCTTGGTACTGCTCGGCATTTTCTTCTGCATCCCCCGTGGGTACATAGGTTTGGCGACTTATCCCTTCGAAGAACGGATATTGCATGTGGCCGCAGTTGATCCCGAACAAGCCCGCAGGTTCTCCGTAGCTCGTCGATGACAGAGGCGGGTATTTTTCGGACTTCCCGGAGATAGAAAAAATCTTGCCCTGGTACGGTGCGCAGAGAGGCCGAGCGCCTGCATGGGACGATACCTCGATGAGATCCGCCCCGTATTCCTTGGCTCGTTTAAACTGAACCTCTGTGGCTACCCTTGTCGTATTGGTCCGGATGACCATGTTCGAATAAGCCTCGGTTGTCCATTGACGCCCCGCCCGGTCCACGATTGATGGAATCCCGGAGGCTGCCCATTCCTTAACCGTTTTGACCAAAGCTTCGCGTCCAGACATAGCCCCGGTGAGAACCTGGAGGGTTGTACGGTTTATCGTATCGACGTAGAGCTGCCCGGTTTGTTCTAGCATAGTCGCCATAGCAAGGTTCATCTGGTTCTTCGCCGTCTCCTGCCAGGCCATAATAATTCCATGCATAGCCGGGTCTGCCTCGGGCGGAAGGGGAGAAAAAAGCGATGCTCCACGGGCTTTCGCCTGAGCCATGATCTTTTCACTCCGAAGCAACCGGTCCATGGCTGCCTTTTCAATCTCGGACATTGTCCCCGAGAGAATCCCATCCCGGTACCTCTTCAAGATGCTTGCTGTCTCGTTGGTGAGGGCTCCTAGTTTCTGCAGCCGATCTGTCTTCCAGTCCGCGGACGCGAGGTTCCCCGCCCGGAGGTGACGGGCTATGGCCAGGAGGGTTTCGCTTTCAGCTTCCCAGAGCAGATCGGTCGGGTTCATGCCTTTGAAGCCTCCGGCTTCACGAAGGGAACAGAGCCCTTGGCTACTTCGGACATAGCCTTCTTTGCCTCGGTGGCTTCGGTTTTTCGCTTGGCGATTTCGGCCTTCTTGCGTTTCACATATTCCGGATAGAGCTTGAATGCCTTAAAGGCGAGAACAATATAACCCCGGGTGTTGGGGCGATAGATTCTCACCATATCCTTCCACCACCAGTGGAATGAGGTATCGTTTTCCCGGAGTTTCCCCAGGGCTTGGGCATAGAAGATCTTTTTCTTGTCCGGTAGCCGGTTGTACGTGTCCTCGCAGAGCCGGTAGATCTGTTGATTGCTCATCGTGGCGAGAACTTCGGCCTTCACCCTGGGCAAGTGTAGGATGGATACAAGCTCGTCATATTTCTGGACTACCTGGAGCCGATCCCGCTCGCCCTTCATGCCTTTTTCATGCAGATTTATTTTCATGGTTCCCCCTTATGCTCCAACTCCAAATATTGCCCCTGCGGTTACTTCCTTCTTCTCGTTCAGGATCTTCTCAGCCATAGCCTTAGCATCTTTCTCAGGAAGCCTATGGACCTTCGAAAGTGCTGACTCAAGATCGATTAGGCCGCTTGAATATAGGCTGCTGTAGTAGGTTGAACGGGAATTCCTATCCTCGATCACCGAATCGTCCCATTCGATCGAGGGCTCTTTGGTCGCTGCTCCCTGGATCTTGTAGGTCGTGCCCAGGATGTTTATCACCGTGAAGATGTGCTTCAAGCCCTTATCAAGATTCGCTCTGAATCCCTGAAGCGTTTTATAGGTGTGGGAATTCTCGGAAATAACCTCGGTAGCAGTTTTTACGCTGGTACCATCGAAGGCGAAATACCCCGGGTCGAACCCAGTCTGGAAGGCGAACAGGTCGAGAAGGATCTGGATAGCCTGCTTGAATTGCTCGGCCCTGATGTCGTAGGTGAGATCCTTTGGCTCGAATTTTTCAGCATCATCGCCTTCGAGGCGCATGAATACCCGGTCTGACGGGTCGAAATATGACACCGATTTTATTGCACCGTTCTCCGGATCGAATTCCTGGTACTTCCTGAACACCGCGCCGGGGAGGGCGATCCTTCGACCGCCTAGCTCGATGTCAGAAAAGAACTGGTCGAACGCCACGTCGATGGCTTTGATCGTGTCGATGGCGTTGGCAAAAAGGCTGATGCCGGTGGGCGCTTCGGGATCGATGTTGTTCGCTTCGGGGTTGCGGATATAGGCGAAAAGGGGGATGTCGATGTCTATGACTTCCCGATCCTTCACCCCATCCCCGAACAATGAAAGCGGGGCTTCCTTTTCGGTTTTCTCGCTGTAGACCCGGTTGGTTATCTCGTAACCTTTGGTCAGGGTGCCATCCTCGCCACGCGCTCGCTTATGCGTTTCGATGCGAACATACGGCTCACCTCCGATCATCCGCCGGTCTAGAAAAGACCCTTCGGAGACACCAGAGTTATCCCAAGATAGAGGTATGAAATTCGATGCTTTAACGAAATCGAGGGTTATTTCCGGTTTCCCGTCGTCGCCGGAACCTATGCCGACCTTGAGCACCTGGGCCCCGAGGGCGCCTTGATACTCGGTTGATCGCCGGAGGTTGTCCCAGAGAAGCTCCTTCTCGATCACGGATTTGACCAGGTCCCCGGCGTTGACATCGGGTTCTTCGGAGAGCACAAGCCCCGCCATCTCCGCGCAGGAAATTTTCCCCATGCCGAGCTGGAGCCTGGTTCTGCTTCGCTTCTTCCCGTCGGCGGTGACGAATTCCATCTTGATCCATGTAGGCTCATGCCTGTAAATAGCCCACCATTCGGTCAGGTGATTATCGACGGATGTCACCTCTACCGGCAGGGAAGTGAGGCCGAATATCTTTTTTAGGAAAGCAAGGATCCTCGTCCAAAGAGAGGCCTTTGTCTGATTCACTTCGCTCATGTTGACTCCTTATGCCGCCCTGGCCGGCAAGAACCTCACCAGCTGAGAAGCGTCTCTCTCAATCGCATACTCTGCCGCATCGAGGGAATCGATGTTTGTTGTTCCATCGTCGAGCCTCTTATCAGTTTTCTCGGGGTCCCATACCGCATTTTCAAAGGCGTCGATTGTGTGCTTACAGCTCCGCATGATATTGGCGCGGCCCTGAGAGAAAAGAACGTCATAAAGCCGGATGCGGTCGATCACTTCCCGCTTCATGGCATTTTCTACGCGAATGCCGGCGCCGGCATTGTTGAGGCTCTTTATGATCAATTGTTCTGCAGAATCTCCAAAAGCGCGGTCGAGCGGAAAGCGTTCGCGATTTCGCAACACAAAGGTTTTCCAGTTGGAGATCACTGATTCGACGGACTTATTCGCTGGATCATAGACTTCATCGACGGCAAGGGTGCAGAGCTCTCCCCTATGGTTCAGGTGCCAGCCCGTTGCGTTGAACGCCGTTGCAGACCTAGAGCCCCCGAAGTCCAAGCCAAAGGTAACCCTAAATATTCGCTCCCGTTCGTGACCGTGTTGCATGCCGGGCAACTCATCAAGAACATTCCCGGGCTCTCCAGGCTTATTGTGAATAAAGCTGGTATAAATTCCGCCCTCGGCTCGAACCCGTAGACCGAGGACGTAGCGTTTATAAAAAACACCTGAGAATTGGGAGGCGATTTCCGCTTTTCTCTCAGGGGTTAGGGAAGGGTTATCATCGAGGGTGAAGTGATACCAGTGGTATCCAGGAGTTTTCTCAGCCTGGTACTTGTCGATATAGTCGGTGTAAATCCAATGCGTAGGAGCCTCGGGGTTCAGAGTCCAGATATTCTGCCTATCGGTTGAGGCAAAAGACCGGGCGAAGGCTGTCTCGATGAAAGACTTAGCCTGGAGGTTTACTTCGTCAGCGTACCACCCACCAATTGAAAGACCGCGGATCTTTTTGAAACTCGCCTCGTTATCGGCTCCGCAGTAGAAAATGATCTTTTCGCCAAGGCGAAGGAATTTAGATCCGTCTTGATCGGTGCAGGGGATCGCTTTCCCCCCGGATATGGCGATAAGCCCGAACTCCCCCTGTATGCAGTTTCTCGAAATAGATCCAAGGGTACAGCCGGACATCAGGAAAGTTTTCTCCGGGGAGGAGATGACGTAGTAATACCATTTCACGAGGGAGGTTACGGTTTTCATGGACCGGACCGAGCCCTCGTAGACAGTCAAGAAGCCCTTAGCTCTGATCGTTTCTCGGGCCTTCTCGCCAATGGGGAGGATCCTCATGACTCACCACCCCCACCTAGAAGCTGCTCGAGCATCGAGCGATCGTCCTCGATTCCCTGGCGCTGGTCATTCTTTGATGCGTCTTTCACAAATGGCCGCCCGTCAATGCGATCCCCAATGTACTTGAGGGCGACAGTATCCCCGGAGAGGCCCAGCTGAAGTAGCTTTCGCGCAGCGGCTTCCTTGCCTGATATTTTCTTCCCGTTGTAGTCAACAACTTTTTCTTTAAGGACTTTATCCATGATCTCGGTGAAGCTTTGGCCTTTCTTCGGTCGGCCCTTCGGGTTGCCTGAAACACCCTTAACCCACCCAGGATTCGCCACAAGCTATAGCCCTCCAAAAGAGAAGACGGCTCTTCTGGTAGCTACGCTTGATGTATGATTTTCAACTGTTTTACTTTTCACAGGCCCTTGCGCCCCTCGTTAGCGCCGTTACGCAGATTCATTGATTGCAAATAAATATTTATTGTAAAATAATCTATGGTTGTTCTCCTGAATCATTCGGTTTCGATAGTTGCGAAACAAACCAAGAAATCTAATAGTCCTAAAGGCAGGAAATCATATAAAAAGGACTTTGTAAAGTACCTAAACCAGGAATTGTTATCCCGAAGGCATTTTTAACCGAGCTTTTACCCCTTTGAAGAACGCAGATTTAGCTTCAGGACTTGGTTCGTCAAAGGCTGATTGAGCTTGCTGAATTGGTTTTCGAACAGCTCGTTGCTCGACATGATCCCGGTTTAACCAGTCTAGAATTGCAGCAAAGTGGCTCCTGTATGTCTTGCCTGATTTTTCTAAATGAGCGCCGAGCCGATCGATGTAATCGGTGATAATGCTTTCACGATAGAGGCGGCACAGTTCTTTGTATTCGCTTTCAGACAGGACTACGTTTTTAAGAATTCCGTATCCTGACTTTTCTTGAAAAGGTTGAGGGGGAGAGGGTGTAGGCTCTTTATAACTTATACTCTCTCCCTCTCTCTTTATTATACTTTCATTTATTTTAATTTGTGGCATTTCCTCTTGAGTAATCTCGTCGCCCGCTTCATTTCCTCTAGAAGAAACCCCGCGCTCGCTATCCGGCGGCCGTGTTTTCTCTGTAGTTAACTCATTGGGAGATAAAAGGCATAGATTTTGATCAATAGATATTATCTTTCTGTGAGATGCTTTAGCTACAGCTACCCATTGTTTTTGAATGCCGTGTGAAGTCAGGGTTTTATATTTATCTAATACCCCATTATCAAAAATACCTCTTTCAATAGAAAACTTGATTATTTCCCGTAACTTTGATATTGGGATTTTATTAGTTGCCGAAAACAATAATTCTGTATCTTCGTCCCATTTTAAGGCATACCCTTCTCTATAAATGTCTTGGTATAGTGCAATGAGGCAACCAATACCCAGCAACCCATACTTTGCATGAACCAGCTTTGCTTTAGTATCCCACTCTGTAACTAACGGGAAATAACTCAAGCCCTTGCTTTGCGGTCTAGCCATTTGGTGACCTCTTTGCATTGCACGAACCGCATAAAAGCCGAAGATTGTCGGGGTGATTTATCTGAAATATGTTTTCTTTAGTCGCAAGATAAACCGGGACAATGTGGTCTATCTGAAGATTTTCTTTGCTTCCGCAGAATTGGCAGGAATAATTATCTCTTTCAAAGATGTACTTTCTAACTGCTGTGTTTTTAATATAAGCATTAGAGGCATTTCTAAAGTATATTTTCTGTTCCTCTTTACTTTTATTTTTTGCAATCCTAAAAGCAATTCTTTGGGGAGAGAACACTAGTCTATCCTTTTCTTGTTTGGCCATATATTCCTTCCCTTAAAACGGAATATCATCATCGAACATATCCCCGGCGGGAATTGTCTGTGGCTTTGGCGCGGTTTCGTCAAAAAATTTAGGTGGACTGTTCCCGATAATCTGCCTGAGAGTGGAAGGCTTTACTCCACCTGTTTCCTCTGGCTTGTCGCGGTGAAAATCCTGGATTCGCAGATCATTCACCAGCAGCTTGATCTTACTTCTGGGCTGGCCGTCTTGCTCCCAGCGGTCTTGCCGGAATTCCCCCTGGATGAGCAACTTCGTACCCTTTCCGATGTAGCGGCTTACTGATTCGGCTCCCTTCCCGAAATATTCACAGTCGAAGAAACTTGCCTGATCCTTCCACCCGTCACCGTCCTTTATGCTGTAATTTACAGCTAGAGAAAAGGCGAGCTTTGGAGTTCCGTTTATCGTATATTTTAACTCAGGGAGCTTGGTTGTTCGCCCCTCAATCATGGTGACATTAAAGTCTTTCATGGCTTCACCTCAAGCTGTTCCGCTTTTTCTTGCCAGCTAACTTCGCACATTTATGCCTCCTTGCTGATACCATTTATACAAGGTTCGCAGAGATATACCCCTTCTCCGTCTTCTTCATAATCGTCAACGAGCGTGAGGTATTTCCCGCATCGCCCACAGCGTCCAATAACGTCCATATCATCGATGGCTGTTACCCGGGCGCCTTCGGGCACCCTTGAGAAGGTGGTACATTTCCCGGTTGTGGTTTTTTCCCATTCAATTGTCATCGATGGCCTCGCTTATCTTTAGCCGTGCGGCCACCGGCTCAATATCCACGTGCGGCATCCGAACGAATGCCTTGAGCGCATCGGCCGAATCAAACGCAATCGCCCCGTAACCGCCGGGGAAGTACGCCTGGGCGACGAATATCCCGCCACCCTCTAAGGGCTGACCGAGGGTGATCTGATTCGCTCGGATCGTGTGGATTTGGAATAAAGCTCCTGCCGCTAAGGCAAGAGTAAAAAGCGCTATGCGCCATGTTCTGATTCTCTGCATAGGTATAATCCTCCTTACGCGGCCAGGGCATCCTTGAATGCCTGAATGCCGCGTATCAATTCGAATGGAGAAAGCCAGTATTCGATGAATTTGCCCGTAGGCTTGAGATAGAGAAGCATCGCTCCGTCGGGGTTCGTCCCGAGTACATAGGCGGCTATCTGGATAGGGTGCCAAGAGGCCTTTCCACCAGTCTTATAGTCAACAAGGATCCTTCGACCGCCTATCTCTGCCAGAAGATCATACTTGCCGGCGTAGCGATGCCCATTGAGGGTAAAATCGATCGTGGTTTCAGTCTGGATCGCATAGGCCCGAGATTTTTTCATCCACGCGGCGAATGCGTTGAGGTATTCGAGGGAGTCCAGGGGCCGGCCGATATCATCGGTCCTGATCCCTTTGGTAA